CCTCGTGCTGCTCGAGGGTGTACCGGTCGTATCGTTGCCGGAAGAAATAATCCCTCCCGGTCCGGTAGCGTCGCTGGAGCAAAGGGCTGCCGATGCCGCCAGGGACGCCGAGAAATTGCGCAACCAAAGCAAGGCCGCTCGGCGGGCCGGCGGCAAGGCTGGCAAGAAACTGGAAAGGAACGCGCGCCGAGGGCCGAAAAAATCTTTTTCGACTTATATGGGCGTCTATAACGGCGGCCGCACCGCGGATGGCCGGCAGCGCTATTTGTCTTCCTTTTACAAAGATGGCAAGAACAAGTATCTGGGCACATTCCATATCGAGGAAGAGGCCGCGGCGGCCGTTGCTCAAGCCCGGGGCGACAAAGCTGAAGCCCGGCGCCTTTATCAGATTGCCCGCCAGAAGCAAATCGATCTCGCCGAATCGCAACGTCTTGACTATATGGGCCGCCGCAAGCAAGCAGATGCCCCCGAGCAGAAAGAGAATAATCCCGACCGGAGCGCATCGCGCCGGCCGGTGGCCCAGGCGAAGGTCGTCTATCGCTGTAAGCGATGCAACCTGACGTTCAAGACCAAGCCGAAGCTGTGCGAGCAATGTCACAGCGGGGAGTTCATCGAGGAGCCCCAGGAGTGAACCACGAAGGGCACGAAGAGCAACAAGGATGGGAAGATAGACCATGAGTTATTGGATAACCCTGAAGAATGCTGGCTTAGTCGTTGACACGGATACGATTCGTCAAGAAGGAGGAACGTACGTCTTCGGTGGCCAAACAGAAGCTGAATTGAATGTGACCTACAACTATGCCCGCCATTTTGATTTCAGACAGCTTGATGGGATGAAGGCGGTCGAAGCCATGCCCATACTCAAAGAGGCGATAGATAAACTCAAGGATGACATGGTAGATGATTATTGGAAGCCTACCGAAGGAAACGTCAAACGGGCAGTCACCACGCTTTATGAATTTGCTCGATATAGCGTCGAACACAAAATGCTCGGCGCTGAATTTGAAGTCCATTGATATGATTTTTAGTCTTCGTCGTTTTCACCACGAAGGACACGAAGGGACACGAAAGACGATAAACGATGGATGAACGAAAAATGATCCAAATGACCGCCGCGATGGAAGGGCAGGCTACGGTCATCAAGAACTTAGGCCGCAAGCATATGGTCTCAGAGATGGAACTCATCTGCCTGTGCAACTTCGCCAACTTAGGCCTCCTGGAGGTTTTCCGTGAGTTAGAAGGGCAGACTGGATATAAGGCCAGCCTGGAGATCGACCAGCTCAGAGAATCCATTCGACGGACCTTTGCGACCAAACAAAATCCCGATGGCCTGGCCCGGCTCGCCCAGAGCTGCACGGCCATCCTCTGCGAGCATCATCTGTCACAATGGATTATCGGTTTAGACGATCAGCCGGAGGAAACCGCAGATGAACGCCGATGAACGCTGATTGCTGAGTAATCTGTGAAATCTGTGGCCAAGAAAACGCAAAACGCAAAACGCAAAACGCACAACGCCGCGAAGCTCAGCGAAGCGGCAGCGCAGCGTCTGGGCTTCGCCTGCAAGGACATCGCCCAGGCGGACGCGGCGGCGGGGATCCGGCCGAACCTGGCCAAGTATCTCGGCCGGCATCCGCGATTGCGGGTCGCCTTCGAGCGCGGTCGATTTCTGGCGAACCTCAAGGCCCTGGCGGGCGTGGTGGCGACGGTCTCGGAGGCAGCGCACAAGCTGGGCCTTGTTTCCGGAGAGGCCCTGCGCGAAATCTTAGACAACGACGCCGAGGCGGCGGATATTTGGAGCCAGACCAGGCTCGATACGATCATCCAGGCCCGACAGGCCCTGCTGACGGCGGCCAAGGAGGGCAACCAGACGGCCATTCGGGCAGTCGAAAATTATCTGCGAGAGGAAAAGCAGGCCACCGGCCCCTCCATGGACCAGATGCACCTTTCGCAAAAGGAGATCTGCGATCTATTCTCCGTCAGCCGGGTGACGTTAGGCGAATGGCAAAGTAAACAAGGCCTGCCCCGCAACGTCGATAAGACGTACAACCTGGCCGATATGATCCGCTGGTTCGGCGAGTTCATCAGCCGCAAACAGGGCGGCCGCATCCTGCCGGCCGACAAGCTCCGCGACTTGAAGGCCGAAGAGAAGGCCATCGACTTAGCCGAGCGCCGCGGGCGGCTCCGTGATATCGAGGAGGTCATCAGCGGCCTGGCCGTCCGCTGGCAGCGGATCGTCGGGGCATTCCGCTACAAGCGAAGGGAGCTCGCCATGATGGTCCACGGCCAGACCGTCGAGCGGATCGAGGACGCCCTGGGCCGCTTCTTCGAGGACATCCAGCGAAGCTGGTGTGAGAAGCTGCCGGAGTTCGTGGATGTGCCGCCTGAGGCGGAGGGCAAGCTCAATGAGTTTCTCGAGCTGATGGTCAAAAAGATAGCCACAGAGGACACAGAGGACACAGAGAAAGGAAGCACACATGAATATAAAAAGAATATGTGAAGATTGCGTATTTTACGAAAAAAACGGGGCGACGAGCATAGCGATTTGTAGACGGTATGCGCCGCGGGCCCAGACTCGTTTGGATTTTGATGGTGTTAATCCAGATAACCCTCATTGGTCTGGGGAAGTGACTTGGCCAGCCGTTGAAGGGGATAGGGATTGGTGTGGCGAATTTGAATCAAGACAAGATAATAGTTGCGAATTGCCACTAGCGCTGTTGAGCAGCCATATACGGAGATTTCTACGCATAAGGGAAAAGAAGGGTAAGCCCATACGGACCGTTGAGCAGCTTCTATCATTAACCACAGTCGAAATATTGAGAGAGAATACGATAGGAGTGCAGACTCTTTATCAAATTGAACAACTGCAGAAAAAATTGCGTGGGAAATTTGGTTCCAAAAGAGAACCCCTCAAGGCGGATATATAAGGATCCCTTGCGATAAAAGATGATCCAAACAATCATAAATCATAAATCAGAAATCCGACGGCTTCACGTTCTGCCCCTGCAGGATGAGGAGCTGGATATCCTTCGTCCGCGCCAGCGGCCGCCGCTGATCGAGTGGCTGGAGAATAACTATATCCTGGAAGGGGGAACGGCGGCGATCGAGGGTCCGTGGAGCCGGGAATACACGCCCTATTTCGTGGAGCCCGCCGAGTGGCTCAGCGATTCCACGACGAGGGAGCTCTGGATACGGGCGTGCAGCCAGGGCGGCAAGACCACCTTTGGCACCGGGTTCGTCGGTTATATCGCGGCGGTGTCTCCCGGTCCGACGCTGCTCATCATGCCGACCAAACCCGATGTCCAGAACCGAGTCGAGGCCCGGATCCGCCCGATGTTCCGGGCGAATGAGGACCTGCTTCGCCACGTCCGGGGCCGCGAGCGCAATATCTACATCGGCAAGCAGACCGTCATGGACCACATGAATCTCTACATCGGCTGGCCTACGACGGCGCAGGCCCTGGCCGATAAGCCGGTCTGCTACATCGAGGCCGATGAGGTCGGTAAATTCCCCGCCTTCGTTGGCCCGGAAGCTGACCCCATCTCGCTGATGCGCAAGCGCCAGCGGTGGTTCAAGGGCCGCTCAAAGCTCCTGGCGATGAGCACTCCCGTCACGATGGATGATCTGGAGGATCAGAATTGGAAACGGGGCGATTGCTGCGAGCTGTGGGTGCCGTGCGCGCACTGCGGCCAGTGGCATCAGTTAGGCTGGTTTCGAGGCGAGAATGAGTACAACGTCGTCATTGAAAAGACCACTAAAGGTGATTGGTACAGCGAAGGGACCTACGCCCGGGGCCTGCACTGCTGGTACGAGTGCCCGCATTGTCACGCCCATTGGACCGAGGACGATCGCTGGAAGGCGGTGCAGGCGGGCAAGTGGGTGCCCGGCAGCTTGGCACTCGATGCAAGAGGTAACCTGGTCGGTCAACTTCTTCCCATGACGTATCGTTCGATTCGGATCCACGCCCTCATGCTGCACCCGATGGTCGAGACGGTTTCCGGATTAGTGGCCGAATTTGTCACGGCGGTCAAGGCGCGGGCCGCCGGCAATATCCAGCCCTACAAGGATTTCTGGAATAGCCAGCTCGCCCGCCCCTGGCAGGAAAAAAAGGCGATCACCGAGATCGAGGTCCTCAATCGCCACGTTGGCTCCTATCCGAAGGGCAAGGTCCCGCCCGGCGTCCAGATGGCGACCGCCGGCATCGATGTACAATTGGATCATTGCTATATCGCCGTCTTAGGCTGGGGATATTTGGGCCAGTGGTGGAGCCTCTTCGAGGAGCGGATTGAGACAGGGCCGACGGACCGCTTAGAGAATCTTAAAAAACTGGAACCGTATCTTGCCATGCGCTTCGAGCTTTTGGAGGACCCCTCGCTTGTCATGCGGATAGCGCTCGCCGCCATCGATCGCCAATATAACAGCGAGACGGTCGATGCCTTCTGCTGCCACTATGCCGGGATGCTGCCGATCATCCCCGTCATGGGCGATGACCGGTTGAATAAGCAGCCCTGGCGGGTCGGGGCCGCCGCCGGCGGGCGATTGAAGCGGTACGATCTGAATGTCACGATGTACAAGGATGCCCTCTATCGCGGCTATTTTGAGGCCATCGCCGCCGGGCCGGGCTACGGTCATCTTCACCGCGAAACCGAGTATTGGGTCTTGGAGCAGTTGACCAGTGAGACCAAAGAGATCGAGCGGCACGGCGAGCGGATCGTCTGGATCGGCTGGAAGCAGAAACCCGGCCGGGCGAACCATCTGTGGGATTGCAGCGTCTATGCCCGGGCGGCGGCGGAGATCCGGGGACTCTGGACCTTGGCCGACCCATCGGCGCCCAAACAGGAAGCGCCGAAGCCGCCCGGCCGACCGGTGGGTCGAAGACCGATCAGGACGAAATACTAACCACGAAGAACACGAAGAGACATGAAGTAAATCGAAAATCATAAATCATAAGGAGTTCATTATGAGTAAGAAGGATCAGTACAGTTTCCCGACCGTAAGCGTATGCCCGCGGTGCCGGGGGACCCAAACGCGGGCCGTCTCGACGCAGGGCCGGATCCAGTACCGCGTCTGTCAAGCGCCTGTATGCCGGCATCGGTACACGGTGACGGGGACGCTCGTAAAAATAAGCAAATCGAAAGAACGAAAGGAGCAAAACAATGGCCAAAAAACAAACAAGTCAGACCAGTCCGACAGGTCAGACAAGTCCGATCAATCTGTTGGCGAAGTATCCGGAGCTGCGCGACAAATTGATTGAAGCGCTTGGCACGGAGCACTTCATGGTGACGGTGCACTGCCAGCTCGTCAAACCGGGCACGCCTGGAGACTTGCAGCACTACCTCTTTCAATGCGCCTATCCGCCCGGCGATATCGTCGGCTCGCTCAAGCATATAGCGACCGTGCACGCGGCCAAAACCAACCCGGCGGCGGACGTCTCAGGCGTGAAAGGATGGATCTGACAAAAATTCTTTACAACGTTGTAAAGAATTTTCGTTTGGAAGCCAAAAAACGGCATTTTTTGCTTGTTTGGGGGCATTGAAAGTGGGCCAATAGAACCGATTTAACAACTGAAAACTGAATAATCTTTGAAAGCTGCTGGCGGCGGATAGGATCTGCCAGCAGCTTTTTTTGTCCGCCGCCAGCGAATCTTCATGTGCAAGAAAAGAAAACCGCGGCCGAGAAAATAGCTCGGTAAGATTTCATGGCGCTGGACAGTACCTCGACACTCGATGACGCCCTCGGCCAGTATAACGATAACCTCGACTGGGATGGGGATGCAACTAAGGCCGGTTTAGCCTTAGCGGCCGTCCGCTGGATCCTCGTCAATCGTCCCCGCATCATCGCCACCAATAACCGCACGATCAACTTCGACGCTTTGGCCGACGAAAAAAAATGCCTCGAGGAGTTCATCGCACACGCCGGGACCAACGTCAATCGCTGCTCCTTCACGCGGGGAGGGATGCTGACATGACGGTGCGAACGCCCAAACGCAGAACCAGCTCCGAACCGATCGCCGTCGATGGCCTTCGCCGCGTCTATGGCGCCTTGGGCTACCGCAGCGCCCGCATCGCCGCCTCCGAGGGCCGCAGCTATTCGGCCTACGCGGGTGAAACGCACGATGAGCGGGACCGCACCAAGCTCGTCAACCAATCGCGGGACTTCATGCGCAACAACGCGATCTACAAGGGCATGATCGAACGGATGGTCAGCTACATCGTCGGCAATGGTTTCGAGCTGCAACTGACCGGGGCCGCCGACGGGACGATTAAAAAGGTCGAGGGACTCTGGCGGGCGTGGTTCGCCAAGCCGGAGATCCGCAACCTGCTCTCGGGGGCGGAGGTCTCGAGGATGGAGTGCCGCGAGCTTCTCGTAGCCGGTGACATCGCCAACTTGAAAACCGATAAAGGCGTCCTCCAGCTCTTCGAGGCCGAGCAGATCGACTCGAACCAGACCAAGAAAATTCCCAACGGGATCAAAAAAGACGACTTCGGCCGGCCGGTGGAATTTTCCTTGTGCCCCTGGGGCACGCACGGCATCGACAAAACGAAGGCCCAGCTCATCGCGGCGGAGAACATTCTTTTTCTGACCAATCCCGAGCGGCCCAGCAGCATTCGCGGTGTGCCCGCCTGCCAGAGTTCCTTCGCTATGCTGCACCGGATCAACGATGTCTGCGACAGCGAGGCCATCGCCTGGCAGCTCCTCTCGAGACTGGCCGTCTCGATCATCCGGGAACAGGGACCCGAGCAGGCCTATACCGAATCCAAAGAGGACCCCAATAAAACAACCGAGGATTTGGAAGGGGACCTCGCCACGCGATTGACGGAGCTGGATTACGCCCTGATCTTTCACGGCAAGCCGGGCGAAACGGTTCAGGGCATCGAGCGCAATATCCCCGGCATGAATTTTTCTGAGTCGCTGCGGATGTTCCTGCGGCTCTTAGGTCTGCCCATCGGCTGCCCCCTGGAGCTGGTGCTCTTAGATTGGACCAAGAGCAATTACAGCCAGTCGCGGGCCGTGTTAGAGCAGGCGTTCGAGAACTTCCTCTTCTGGCAGTACAAACTGCGTGACTTTTTCTACCAGCCGCTCCTGGATTGGAAGCTCTCAGCCTGGCAGAGCCAGGAAAGCGCTGTCGGCAAGAACAACAAGTTCGCAGCCAACTGGATCATGCCGACCTTCCCCTGGATCGACCAGCTCAAGGAGGTCCAGGCCTACGCCGAGAAGGTCGAGCGTGGCTTCACGACGCACAGCCAGACCTGCAAATCCCTCAAGCTCGATCCCGATGAGGTCCTCGAGCAGCGGGAGGCCGAGATCCATAGCGCCATCGAGCGGTCCCAGCGCATCGAGAAAGAGACGGGCGTCGCCGTGCCCTGGCAGCACTTCGCGGGCCTCAAACCGCCGACCGCGGCGCCGATGAAGACCGATGAATCCGATTCCTCCGAAGCATCGGATAAAGAAAAAGAAGGAGATGAATAATGCCTTATCCCAACGAGCACAGCGCGCGATTGCAGGATCCGGGCCGATTCAATCCTGACACCTTTCGCCGCACGGATGATGGGACGATCTACGGTAAGATCAAGGTCCCCGCGACGGCGGCGGTGATCTGGGGCAAGCTCAAAGGCAAAGATAAACCGGCGGATAATCCCATACCGCAGGCGATTCGTTTCCCAACGAAGAATTGGACCGCCGATCGGGCCCGCAAGTGGCTCAAGGATAACAACGTTAAATATATTCGCTTCGAGCCGGCCAGCGGCGGCAAGGAAAAGAGCCAGCAGGATGAAAACCAGCGAACGGCAACGATTCAAACTCTGCTGGCGCAATTGAGATCGCAGATGTGGGCAATGGAGGCGCATGCCCTGGAATCGCTCTTTGAAGCGATTGCCTCCCAGCAGACGATTCCACCGCCCAATGTGGCCATTGACGTAAAGCCGGCCGGCCTGAAGATCGATGGCTCGACGGCCATCATTCCGATCAAAGGCGTGCTGATGCGAGAGATCCCGGTTGCCTTGAGCTGGTGGGGCATTCAGGGCACCAGCTATATCTGGATTCAGCAGCAGCTTAGCGAGGCCCTCGCCAGCGAGCAAATCAAGCAGATTCGTCTGGATATCGATTCGCCGGGAGGCACCGTTCCGGGCGTCGATGAGACGGCCGAATTGATTCGGGCCGCCAGGGAACAAAAACCCATTGTGGCCGTTGTCGATGACTTATGCGCCTCGGCGGCTTATTGGCTCGCCAGTCAGGCCGAGCGAATCGAGGCGACAAAAAATTCCGAAGCGGGTTCCATCGGGGTTTTCAGCGTCTATTGGGATCTTTCGGCCCGCGCCAAAGAAATGGGCGTGAAAGTAATCGTTATCAAATCCGGTGAGCATAAAGCCATGGGCGTGCCTGGCGCCGAGATTAGCGAGACTCAGATTGCCGGCATTCAGCAAATCATCGACGGCATCGCCGAGAACTTCATCGCCGCCGTTGCCGCTGGGCGCCAGCGCGCCAAGGAAGATGTCCGCATCTGGGCGACCGGCCAGCTCTGGTTAGCTGAGACGGCCAAGCAGCTCGGCGTCATCGACAAAGTGACATCGCTACAAATCAAAGTTCCTCAATCCAAGGAGAAAATCATGGACATGACCGATGAACAAATCAATGCGCAGATCGAGAAGAACCAATTGCGCGAAGCGGCCGAGAAAGAGCAGCGTGAGCGGCTCGGCCAATTGAAGGCGGCGTTCCCGGATGACCTGGCTTTCGCCGTCGATGCCTTCGAGAAGGGTTTGACCGTCGAGCAGGCCAAGGCCAACTACTGCGACGTCCTGCGCGAGAAGCTCAAAGACCAGGGCAAAAAGACCGGCGACAAGACGAGCGGCGCCCCGCCCATTGCCGAGAACAGCTCGGATGCAACGGCCCAGGGTGATTTTCTCGCTGAGGCCAGGCAGCTCGCCAAAGAAAAAGGCATCACGATGACGGCGGCGATGAAGCAGTTGAACCGCCGCAACCCGGGTCTGCACGCCGCCTTCGTGCAGCGCTGCGAAAGCGAAGGCAAGCGGATGTACCAGGAAGCTTGCTGACAAAAGTCGGACAGGTCAGACGGGTCGGACAGGTCAGACAAAGTAAGGAGAATTTATGACAACCTATTCCAATTCACCGAAGACCTTCACGTCCGGCGCCGCCCTGGGCGTATTCTTGCGGGTCAAGATCGCCGGCGCCACGCGAAAGGCCTATCTGGCCGGGGCCAGCGATTACGGCGTCGGGACGGTCCAGCAAGGCGTCGCCATCAATAAGGACGTCAGCATCCGGCTCTGGGATCACGGCGGCAGCCACAAGTGCGTGGCCTCCGGCGCTATCCTCGCCGGTCGCAAGGTCTATGCCGCCGCCTCCGGCAAGATCGCCGCGACGGGGACGCTGCTGATCGGCACAGCGCTCGATGCCGCCAGCGGTAACAACAGCGTGATCGAGGTGCTGCCTCACCTGAACTATAAGCAATCGAGCAGCTCTTCCTCAAGTTCAAGTTCGAGCTCAAGCTCCTCTTCAAGCTCGAGCTAATCGTCCAGCTCGTCGAGCAGCTCTTCGTCATCGAGCTCATCGTCCAGCTCGTCGAGCAGCTCCTCGTCATCGAGCAGCTAAATCGTCAATCTCCCGAAAGGGACGCCATCAGGCGGAAAATTGAGAAAGGGATATTATGACAACAATGGCCAACAGCCCGTTCACGTTGACGGCCGGGGCCGCCATTGCGGTGTTCCTGCGCGTCAAGGCCTACGGCCGGACCGGGTATCTCGCCGGGTCCTCTGACTACGGCGTCGGCACCGCCATCGAGGGCGTTGCCAGCGGCAAGATCGTGGCCGTGCGGCTCTGGGAGCATGGTGGCAGCCATAAGTGCGTCGCCTCCGGCGCGATCAGCGCCGGCGCTAAGGTCTATGCCGCCGCCTCCGGCAAGATCGCCGCCACGGGGACGCTCTTGATCGGGACGGCGCTCGATGCCGCCAGCGGCAATAACAGCGTGATTGAGGTGCTTCCGCACATCGGGCACACGCAGTCCTCATCGAGCAGCAGCAGCTCCTCGAGCAGTTAGAAGAGTCCGAACGGGGCAATGAAAAAGAAACCCATACAGGGCAATGAAAAAGGAGTAAAACAATGATTCAGAAATCAACCCACGCGGTGCCGCGAATGGATTTGGGCGTCGCCTTTCACGAGTACACGATGAGCAAGGTGCGACTGATCGCCGACGCCGTCCTGCCCATCCTGGGCGTCGCCAAGGAAGCGGCCACGATGAGCGTCACCAAGCGCAAGAACCTGACGATCCCCGCGACCAAACACGCGAACGGGGCAACGTACAATCGCGTCGAGCTCTATATGGACGATCTGGCCTACGCCTGCGTCGATCACGGTCTCGAAGGCCAGATCACGGACCGCGACCGCGAAAAGTACGCCAGTGACTTCGACGCCGAGGTTGAAAAGACCCAGGCGATCAAGACCAAGATGAAGCTGGCCAGAGAGAAGCGAGTTAAGGATCTTATCTTCAACACGACCACCTGGCCCAGCGGGACGGCCGCCCTCTATACGGACTATAGTTCCGCCCCTTGGGACGCCGCCGGCAGCAAGGTGATCAAACAACTCCAGACGGTCCGTGAACTGGTCCGGCTCAACTGCGGCGTCCCGGCGGATAGTCTCGTCATCAGCGAATCCTCCATGATCAACCTGATGAATAATACAGAGATTCTTGCCAAATTCCCCGGCGCCACGGCGATCACCGAGGCCATGCTGAGGGCGGCGATGGCGGCGATTTTAGGTATCCCGAACCTCATCGTCGGCCAGGCCGTCTATAACTCCGCTGATGAGGGCCAGGATTTTAGCGGCGCCGAGATCTGGCCGGATGATTATGCCATGGTCGCTGTTCTGGGCGCCGACGGCCTGCCGATGACGGAGCCCCAGCTTGGCCGCACGATTCTGTGGGAGAATTACACACCCGACATCGAATACATCGAGATGTACCGCGAAAACCAGACCAAGAGTGACATCATCAATGTCGAGCAGAGTATCGATGAGAAGGTCTTCGATGCCTACTTCGGCCATCTGATGAAGATCGATGCGTAATGAGCAGCGTCTTTGACGACACGCTGAAAGCGGCGGCGGATAGTTTTTTCCTGCTGCCGGACGCGGAATGGCTGACGTACTTTCCGCGAAACGGGGCCAGCCGGCGGATCCGGGCCGTAGTGACGCGAAGCGAATGGCTGGGGCTGCCGGGCGTAGAAGGCGGTTCCCGGCCACCGATGGAGGTTCTGGTGAAAAATAACGCCGCCGCCGGCATTGATAGTGAGACGGTTGATACCGGCGGCGACAGGATTGAAGTGGCCCCGAACATCAACGAGCCGCCTGCGATGTTCCGGATCGTGGAGATTGTCAATCACGATGCGGGCCTGATGCTCCTGAAGGTGCAATGATGATTGAGATTCGGTTCGATGAGCATAAGCTCCGCCAGGTCCAGCAGCAGCTTGCAGCGATCCCCAATGCGATGCCGAAGGTGATGAGCCGGGGCCTCAACCGCACGGCCACGCAGGCCCGAACCCTGACCAGCCGCCGGCTCTCGTCATCGACCGGGCTTCGCGTCCAGGATGTGCGGGATCGCATCGCCGTCGAGCGGGCCAGTTATAAGAACTGGCGCTCGGCCATCCGTTTCCGCGCTGGCGGCTTGCCGATTGTCCGGTTCCCTCATGAGCAGACGGGCGAGGGCATCACCTGGCGTCCCTCTCGCAATAAGACGATCCTGATCCGTCATGCGTTCCTGGCCACAATGCCGGCCAGCGGCCATAGGGGTGTGTTCCTTCGCGCTCGATACGCCAAGGGCCGCTTTATCTCGATGAAGGGCCGCAAGAAAGAGGCCATCTACGAGCAGAAGGTCCGGCTTCAGGATGTCTTTACCCAGAGCCAGGCGGAGATGGACCAAATCTATATTGAAAGTCTTGCCCGGCTTGAAAAGAATATCCACGACCAGGTGCAGTTGATTCTCAAACAGAGGGTCGCATGAGCACGCCCGTCATTGAAGAGATCGCCGTCAAGCTCGTGGCTTTGATCAACCAGATCACTGTCGGCAACGGCTTCAACCAGACGCTGACCGCCGTTAGGCCCAAGCGGATCCACTTAGAGGGCGACATCAATACAGATAAGACGGTGATCATCGAGCAAATGGATGGCACGGCGGCCCTGGACGCCAACGAGACGACCGTCTGGCACCAGGGCTTCGCCATTCAGGCTTTGGTCATCGATTCGGACGATGCGACGGAGGCGCTCGATACGCGGCTCAATCAGGTGGCGGCGGATATCATCAAGAAGCTGTTCACGGGCTCTAACAGCAATTTCGACGGCCTGGCCGACGGCATATTCCTTCAGGGAACCGAGCGGTTCATTGCCGACCCGCAATTGGCCGGCATCGCCGTCAATATCATCGTGCAACTGCCGTTCGATACGGCCGATCCCTACACTCAAAACTAAGGAGAATCACCATGGGAACGCTCTATGGCTGGACATTAACAGGCTCGATCAGCGGCATCTTAGGCAAGCTGACCAACGTCGATTACAACGGTCTGAATATCGATGAGATCGACGTCACCAATGCCGATTCGAGCGGTCAGTGGAACGAATACGAGGCGGGGTTCAAGGACCCGGGCGTTGTTTCGGCCACGCTGATTTTCACCGCCGCCCTCTACGAGACGCTGCTGGCCGCCTTCGGCGTTAGCCAGACCTGGACCTTTGAGAAAGACACGAAGGTCTTTACGGTGGCTGGCTACGTCCGAAACCCGAATGTGACGATGCCCCTGCGCAGTGCCTCGACGTGCGCCATTGAGATCCGCTGCAGCGGAGCGCCGAGCTTCAATTCGTCCAGCAGCTCCTCAAGCAGCTCCTCGAGCAGCTCGTCAAGCAGCTAAAAATATCAATCGAAAGGATAGCTTATGGCCGACCAATGGGCGAACAAAGACGTTCTATTCAAACAGACCGTGCCGAAGGAGCGGTACACGATCGCGGGCGTGGGCGATGTCTGGATTCACGGCTTAACCTGCGGCCAGAAGGATGAATACGAGAACCAGGCCGTTAAGATCCTGGCCGGCAAACGGGAGGTCCGCATGGAGGACGCCCGGGCCTTGCTGCTCCTCTGGACCATCCACGATCAGCATGGCAATCGTTTCTTCAGCGAGGAGGAGATGGGCAAGATCCGGACCATCCCAGCGGCGATCTCCGAACCGATGTACGAGAAGGCCCGGCGGCTCAGCCGCATGTCCGTCGAGGACGTGGAGGGTCTCGTAAAAAACTCCGTGACGATCCAGGGCGGCGACTCCGCTATCGAATAGCGGCGGCCCTGGGCTGGAGCAAGGCCCGCGTCGATGCCGAGCTCTCCGCCGAGGAAGAGATGGATTGGCGGTTGCTCGAAGGGATTGAGCCGTGGGGCGAGCGGCGGGCGGACTACCGGGCGGCCCGCATCATCGAGGCCATCTACTTAGCCAACGGTTGCAAGCCGGATTTGAGGAAGATCATGGCGATGTTCAATTCGGATACCGATAGGCAAGACCTGGACGATGAGCAATCCGAGCAGGTCCTCGGACAAATCCCCAAAGGACGGGGGCAATAGCATGGCCTTATCGACCACCGTAGGTGTTGAGTTTATCGCCCGAAACCGTTCGGCGGCGGGCATTAGTGCCTTCAACAGCAGCCTGGGCACCACCACAATGTATCTTCGCCGTCTGATGACGGCCGCCCTGGCCGTCGGCGGCGTCTATGGCATCGGCTACATGATCAAGACCGAAATAGAGGCAATGCACACGACAATCAATCTCGCCGACCGTTTAGGCATGAGTACCGAAGCCCTGACGACCCTGCAGCACGCGGCCAAGATGACGGGCGTCGAGCAGGAACAATTAACCACGTCTCTTGATTTCTTCAATCGCACCCTGGGCGACGCCCAGAAGGGTTTGCCCTCAGCACAAAAAGCATTCACCGATTGGGGTATATCGTTAAAGGGCATGGCCGGCCTCAATCTGGACGAAAAGATTGGGATCGTCGCCGACCAGATCAATAAGTTAGGCAGCGAATCGCAAAAAGCGGCCGCGAGGCAGGATCTTTTCGGCAAGGGCAGCCAAACCTTAGCGGGTTTATTCGCCGAAGGCAGCAAAGGAATAGCCGCCTACCGTCAGGAAACCGAAAAATTCGGCCTGATTCTCAAAGCTATCGATGCCAGTCAGGTAGAAGCGGCCGAAAAGGCGCTGACTCGATTGAATGAGCTTTTTGGCGGCATACGGCGGCAGATAGTGATCGAGCTCGCCCCTTACATCGAGGCCGCCGCAAGCGCCTTTGTTAATTGGGCAACCGCCGGCGAAGGCGTCGGGGCGAACGTTTCGCGAGCTTTTGAAATTGCTTCGCTTAGTGTGGTCGAGTTCGCTAATCAATTAGAAGCCATTCCCGCCAGATACAATGAAATCATGGCAAGTATGATGCGCTTCAATGCCATGATGGAGAAAACGGCTATAGGAAGAGCTGGCGCGCTCGGGCGAAGAATTGTCGGAGGGGAAGATCCTGCTAAATTAGCTGCTGAATATGAAGCGAAAGCCGCTGAAGCTCGCGCCAGGGCACAAGCTAACCTTACAGGAGTCGAGCAATTCTACGCCGATCTGAGAGCCAAAGCCCAGGAGCGGGCGGCAGCGTTGCCGCGGGAAGGGGCGCTCGACATTTCACCCAGCGCCCTCGAAAAGATTGCGGCAATGAAGCGATACATCGCACAAACTAACGCCCCGGCCATGAGCGCCGAAGAAATGCGGGCTGTTGTCGAGCGCACGCGGGAGGCCATCGATTCGATCCGCCATATGGATGATCTCACGCGGCAGGAGCGGATCGCCAATCTCAAGGCGTATGCCTCCGCCAACGCGGAAGAATTGGGCAAGGTTGCAGAAGCCAACCGGGCACTCAATGATGAGATACTGGCCATCGAGCGGTCTCGCGTCGATGCGATGAAGGTCTATCAGGCCGAGTTGCGCGAGGACATGCAGAATATCAATCTCTACATTTCCGAGCGTTTCGCCGATACAGCCCGGAATATCGAAGGCTCGCTCTCCAACGCCTTCAACAGTATGATCGCCGACGGCGCCTCGTGGCGGGATGCGATGAGTCAGTTCTTTATCGACGTCGGGAATGCCTTCTCTCGCATGGCGGCGGACATGGTTGCCCGGGAGGCGGCGGCCCGTATCATCCAGCCGCTGATGGGGGGTTTGATGGATATAGTCGGCGGCGGAGCGGGGACTGATATAGGCGGAGGCTATGCCGCCAAGTTGAACGCTGATTTAATAATGGCCGGTGAGGCACATACCGGTGGGAGAGTAGGGGCCTTGAATGCCCGGCGCTGGGTTGATACCTCGCTCTTCGAGAACGCCCCGCGCTTCCACGATTTGCGTCCGGGCGAGACGGCCGTGATTGCCCAGGATGATGAGGTGATCTCCCGCCCCGGACGCTCGCGGGCCGGCCAGCCTCCGAGCGTCGTGATCAATAATTACACCGGCCAGAAGTTCGAGAGTCAGGGTCCCTCCTTCGATGGCGAGCGGTGGGTGGTCGGGATCGTGGCGCAGAACATCAAACAGGGCGGTGGCCTCAAGAAAATGATCAGACGATAATATGGCGACCTTTCCGACATTAACCCGGGCTGTTTCGCATCGCGGATGGCAGGAATCCAAGCTCATCGATCCCACCATCCGGACGGAGTTCGTCTCAGGCGCGATTGCGACACGGGCGAGATTCTCAGGGACGGTCCCGGTGCTCTATAAGGTGACCTATCATCATATCTCGCCGGCGGACAAAGTCTCGCTGGAGGCGTTCGAGGATTCAATCGACGTCGGCACGACCACGTTCAACTGGTATAACATCCTGACGTCCACGATGTGGACCATGCGCCTGCACTCGCCGATCCAGTTCGGCCTGGAGCCCAACTGCATCGATAAATATTATGCGCAGATCGAAATGTTCGGCTCGGCGGGATCTTCAAGCTCGTCGTCCATTTCGTCCTCATCCTCTTCCTCTTCCTCGTCGCTTTCGTCATCAAGTTTTTCATCGTCTTCTTCGTCTTCATCATCGAGTGCCTGATGCCCGAATCAATTGATAAATACATCGCGATCGAAAAGAACAAGCTCGCCGGCGGCGGGGCCTGGCTGTGGCTTCTGGACATAGATATTGAAGGCGAGGAAACGCTGCACTTTGTCAACAACATCGAGAACGTCACCTACAGGGGCACGGTGTATTATAAATGCAATTTTCAGATGGCCGCCTACGACAAGTCCGAGCCCGGGCGGCTCTCGGAGGTCGAGCTCAGTATCAGTAACGCCGACCTGGTCGCTTATGTCCTGCCCTACGTCAATCAGTACGATGGTCTCGTCGGGGCGGCAATCGCACGAACGCCGGTCAACTCGAAGTACCTCGATATCGATATGTCCTCCAAATCTGAGGAGTTCATCGTCATGGGCTGCTCGGCGGGCGAGGAATGGATCGCCTTCACTTTAGGCGCCCCCAGCCCGCTGAACAGGAAGTTTCCGGAGAAACGGTTTTTCGGCGCCTATTGCCGTTACGTCGGCAAGTTCAAGGGCATCGAGTGCGGCTACACCGGCGCCGAGACGGTGTGCAACGGCACGCCCGAGGACTGTGAAGACAACAAATCGAATTTGGAGCGCTTCGGCGGCCAGCCGGGCCTGCGGAGCAAAACGGTGAGGTTTGCCTGATGGATGTCCCCCGCGTTAAAGCCAAGCTCGATCTGAAAGACTTGATCGGACGGCCCTACAAGGCCGGCGGCCGGGGCCCGGCGGACTACGACTGCTGGGGCCTGTGCATGAGCATCGCCGAAAAGACCGGCGGCCGCCTGCCCGATCTGGATATTCCCCAGGACAATGACACGCGAGCTGAATTGGTCAACCGCCAGCAGGCGGGCCATTTCAAGAGGCTCGATGTCCCCGCCGCCGGGTGCCTGGTGCTCTTTCGGATCATCGATGACGCGGGCGCCATTAAATGGCATGTGGGCACCGTCCTGCCGGATGCCCATCACTTTATCCACACGACCGAAAAGATGGGCGTCAATATCGCTGCCCTGGACCGCCAGCCCTGGAAACTGTTTGTCGAGGGCTTTTACATTTATCAGCCCACGCCATGAATAAAGAATTGAAGATCATCGTTGTTCGCAATCCTTTGGACGTCCAGAGGGACCGGCTCATTGTCTCGGCGCCGTTCGCCGGCCAGGACCTCCGTGACATCCTGGCCCAGTACGCCGCCGATCTGGAGTGCGTCATCGTCCGGATCAACGGCGTCAAGCTGCCGGCCGTCGAGAAGGACCACTACAATCAGACGCTTCGGCCGGGCGATGAGGTCCTTATCCTGCCCGCGGTCCATGATCCGGTCAGCGCCACCATTGCCGTCGTTGCCTGGTTGGGTGCAGCCGCCGTCGCTGCCGCACCATATCTCATATCCGCCGCCATCAACATCGGGATATCCATTGGGATCGCCTACCTGATCCGGGCCATCGGAGGCTCGCCTGATGACGCGGACGTGGACAGCACCCCGTCCTATGGCTGGTCGCCCATTACGATTCAGAGGCAGGGCACGCCGGTCCCCAGGGCCTACGGCACCAACAAACAGCACGGCAACATCATCGCCGGCTGGCGCTCGCCCTCCGGCGCCGATGAGACCCTGAGCCTGCTGTTGGCGTTCAACGAGGGACCCGACAGCGGCATCGTCCCCGATACGATCTATGTGAACGGCCAGCCCATAGACAATTACGACTCGGTGATCACCTATGAGCGCAAAGGGCTGATGGAGCAATCCGCCATCTTTAGCGCGCTCAAATGCGAATATCAGCCGGAGCTGGAGGTGATTCACACCTCCGATGCTGGCGGTCCGGTCATCTGGACGACGCCGGACAACGATTTCAACTCGCTGGAGATCGCCGTCAAGTACAGCGGTCACTATGTTCACCAGGATGGAGGAACCGAAACCCAAACCGTGGGTGTAAAGATCGAGATATCCGAGCACGGCGCCGAGGATTGGTATACCCTGGCCAACGAGCTGCTGAACTGCGCCACGACGCCGCTGCAGAAGAACTACCTCTCGACCGGCACCTACACCGGTGGCGCCGCTGTTGCGATCACTAAGGGCACCCGCTGCGATATCCGGATCACCAAGACCAACGCCGGGCGGATCTGGGACGCGAATCGAAAGAGCCGGTATCTTTATCTCTCGACCGTCCGTGAGGTCATCGCCACGGCCTTCGAGTATCCGGGCTTGTCGCTGTTGGGGATATCGGCTATCGCCACCGAAGACCTCAGCGGGGCGATGGAGGTCTCCTGTATCCGCAAGGGCCGCATCGTCAACGTCTATAACGGCTCGATCTGGACGCTGCAATGGTCGGATAATCCCGCCTGGGTGATCTGGGATATCTTGACCCGGCCGGTGATCTCGGGCGATGGCGGCGGCACCCCATACGCCATTGAGCGGTACGATGGCATCGATCCGGCCCGGCTGACGGCTTATCTCGATGAGTGGTATGAGGCGGCCGAATATTTCGATGATTCCATTTCGGACGGCAAAGGGGGCTACGAAAAACGCATCATCTTCAACGGCGTCTTCGACTTTCAAACCACCATCTGGGACGCCGTGGATAAAGTCTGCGCGATAGCCCGCTGTGAGGTGCTGCGGATCGGCCGCAATTATACGATCTTAGTCGATAAGCCGGACGCCTCGACCCCGGTCCAGTTGTTCAGCGCCGGCAATATCAAGCCGGGTACGTTTCGCCGCAACTACATCGACCTCAATGACCGGGCCGGTGAACTGGAAATAGACTATCAGGATTTAGACCTCGACTACGAGATGACCCCGATGCTCCACGTGGACCAGGCCATCGATAGTCACGCGGTCAAGACCATCGAAGGATTCGGGATCACGCGGGCCTCGCAGGCCTGGCGGGCGATCTATTATGAGCTCGCCAAAAACCGAATCCTCAAGTACATGGTCGAGTTCGAGGCGGACATCGACGCCATCGCGTGCAAAAAAGGCGATATCGTGTTGGTGGTCGAGCCCTGGCGATTGGGCGGCCGCGTGGTCGCCAGCACCGCCGCCAACAAGGTGACGCTCGACGTGGCGCCGGCGCTCAGCGCCGCCGATACGATTGCCGTGCGGGTCAATCACCCCGATACGGGCGCTGAGACGGTCGAGACGCACACGGTCGCCTCCGTCGCCGGGGCGGTCGTGACGATCGCCGACACCTGGACGGTGAGGCCGAAAAAGGACGATCTCTACGCCTTCGGCCCGACGGCAACCATCCTGAAGAAATTCCGCGTGGTCGGGATCGTCGAGGGTTCGGAACTATGAGCCGCAAGATTGTTCTGATCGAATACGACGAGGATATTTACGATGGCGATGATATGGAGCCGAACATCCAGGATCCCAATTTCTACAATGCCGACCAGGGCGGCGAGACGGCCGCCGCGGCCGCCGAGGCGCTCGAAAGCGAGCGCGTGGACGCCAAGATCGAGGTTCAGCTCTCGGACCTGCACAGTTACCTGATTGGAATATCGAGCAGCAGCTCCTCGAGTTCTTCAAGCAGCAGTTCCTCAAGTTCCGGGGCCTGATATGCCGCGAAAACTTACACTAATCGAGTACGATGAAAACGTCTATGACGGCGACGACATGGAGCCCGCCATCCAGTTCAGGGACGCTGTGCCCTCCGTGACGGGTCAGAAACGCCAGGAGATCACGGATAAAGAATTAGAGACCGTCGATAACGTAGAGATTGCCCAGCGCATCGAGGACATGCGGGTCTATGCCCGGTACATATCGAGCTCATCGAGCGCCAGCTCCTCGAGCGCGACGCCCAGCGAGGAGCTCTTCGAGCATCATGAGACCGGCGGCGATTCGTCTTACACCATCGGCCAGACCGGTTACGCCAATATCCTCGCCCAGACCTTCACGCCGGATATCGCCCACCGGATCAGCCGGGTCGAGTTAGAACTCTTCGATCAGCAGGGCAACGGCCTGACGGGTGACATAACCATCGAGATCAAGGCGACCGACGTCAATGGCCTGCCGACGGGATCGGCCCTGGCCAGCGGCACGATTGACTCAGCGGATCTCAATCCGGGCCACTACTCTGACGTCTATAACGACATCTACCGATCAGGCACAGGAGGAACAAATTATCTGTATGAGGTCTGTTTTTCCCAGGATGGCCTGCACATGTACTCCATCAGTTATAAGAGTAGCTGGGGTGCTTACGGCATTCATCATTATATTCTGTCCGTGGCCTGGGATATCACAACAGCCTCATTGTCCGAATCTCATGAGCTGGATGACTGGGGACATGGTTCGTATTACTTTTTCGCGTTCGATTATAGGGGAATTTTCCTCAAACCAGATGGTACGAGAATATACATCGTGGGCAATCATACCGAATACGGAAGTTTCATTTGGCGGATAGATCTTGATGTACCTTATTATATAAGCTCGGCGACTCCTTTCATCTCAGAAGATTTATTTGCCACCGCACAACAACATTCCTGCTGGTTTAACGATGATGGGACCCGACTCTTCACGGCGGATAATTTAAACGATGCCGTTTTTCAATACAATTTGTCCACACCCTGGGATATCACCAGTTTTTCATCGACGCCCAGTCAGAGTACGAGCGTTTCAGCCTATACCAATAATACTCGCGGCGTTGCCTTCAGTGCCGATGGTCTGAAGATGCAGGTTATCGATGCTCAGTACCACAAGATACTCTTCTGGAATCTATCGACGGCCTTCAATCTATCGGGTGAATCAAAGGATTCCTACGAAATGGACATCTCCGGCATCATGACAACGCCGAGCGGATGCTATACGAAAGGCAATGGGAATACCTTCTTTGTTTGCGACGGCAGTTTGTCTGCCCTGACAGTCTATCGTTTCGATCTGCCCGCCCTGCACGGCGACTGGCATGAGGCGGACTTGGGGCTGGGCGACGAACTCGCCGCCGCGACCCAATATGCCCTGTGCGCCAGCTACGCGAATTACGAGGAAGGCGTTAGCGAGCCGGAGTGGGTCAACAACGCCGATGGCGACGATAACTACCCGGCCGGAACGCTGCTGCGGTATGACGGCAGCAACTGGTACGACTCCTGAGATTTGAGATTATGGGTGAACAGCTTTACACACCGGGTCAATCAGGCAACTGGCAAGCGCCCTTTGCCGGCGAATGTCTCGTCGAATGCTGGGGCGGCGGCGGCACGGGCGGCGGCGGGGCCAACGGCAACGGCACGGGCGGCGGCGGCGGCGCGGGAGGTCAATATGCAAAGAAGACCGTCACCGTCGTTAAGGGCCAGAACTATTACTATACCGTCGCGGCCGACCGGGCCGGGGTTGGCAAGGGCATCAACGGCAACGCGGGCTATACTACCTCTTTCGGTCCGATTGCGAGTCCTTTGGTCCGTGCGATGGGCGGCGCGGGCGGCTTGGCCTACGATAACGGAGGTACAGGCGGCGCTGGCTCGACCACTAACGGCATCGGCGATACGGTCTATGCCGGCGGCAATGGAGCGGATTCGGGCGTCGATTACGGAGGCGGCGGAGGCGGCGGAGCGGGTTCCACCGGCGCCGGCAATAGCGGCTCCGGTTCGACGGGCGGGACGGCCAAAGCAGATAACGGCGGCGCCGGCGGCAACGGATATTCCGGCAGCACGGGCGATGGCTCTCCAGGGGGTGATTACGGCGGCGGCGGAGGAGGGTCCACCAAGGCCGGGACCAGCGGCGGCGGCAACGGCGGGTATATGAAGATCACATGGGAAAACATCGCCGGCAGCAAATACGATTTGAATTTCCGAGAGTATGGCTATCGATTGGAGTAACGCATGGACGTGAAGATTCTCATCACTGTGGCGGCCATTGTGGTCCCGATTATCGTGGGGCTTTTCTGGGGTCTCTATAGTCACAGCTCCAATACGGATCGTCATCCGGCCAAGAAGGACCTCGTCTTCAAAGACGTCTGCGAACCCAAGATGAAAGGCTTAGAGGATTGCATCGAGGCGAAATTGGATGGCTTTGAAAAATTGATGAAGCAGCATTTTGACAATCTCGAAAAACTGATTCGCAGCAACGGCGGACCGCCCCGCGTGCAAACCTGAAAGATTGAATTCTATGACTGAATCCCAGCCTCAATTTCCCGACCTCGAGACCTGGCGGCGGACAGTCGTCAAGCCGGGCGATCTGCCTCAATATCTGAGACAGGATTTCTACGATTATTACAAGAGCAAATTCGAGATTGCCCTATCCGCCCGGCCCCAAGTCATCTGTGAGATCGGGGTGCGGTGGGGCTATTCGGCCTTCAGCTTTTTGTGTGCAGCCTCTGCGGCCCATTATACGGGATTCGATATTGTGGACGGCACGCACGGTGGGGCCCGAGGGCTGGATACATTCGATTATGTAAGGACTATGCTCAGCGGCCATTTCCCACAGGCCGTCATCGATCTTCGCCATGAGGATACCCGCAAGCTTCGCGACTTAGGCGGGCCTTACGACTTGGTCCACGTGGACGGCGATCACAGCGAGGACGCCGCCTCTCACGATATCTGGATGGCCCTCCGGGCCTGCCGTCCGGGCGGGATGGTCCTGGTCGATGACTACAACTATATCGCCGGGGTGACAAGGGCGGCGGATTACATCCTGTCCGGCGCGCCCGAGCAGATAGCCCGCCATTGGACGCAGGATTCGCTGCGAGGTGAATTGATTCTAATCAAAGGGGATCCGAAATGATCAAACTGCGGCCCTCGATAGAGATTGTTCGCCATTGCTGCCCGGCCCCCGTCGCCGGCGCCGAGATCGGCGTTTTGGGCGGCGGCCACGCCGTCACTATGCTCCGCAATTTCCCTGAGCTGCGGATGCTTCATCTGGTCGATTCCTACGGCGGTATCAGCGAGCAGGACCCCAAGGTGATCGAGTTCAAGAATCGTTTCGCCCCCGAATCGCAGCGGATCCGCTGGCACATCCGCACGTCGCTGGACGCCTCCATTGAATTTGCCGACGGCTCGCTGGATTTCGTCTATATCGACGCGAATCACCGCTATTTCGAAGTCGCCCGGGACATCCGGGCCTGGTGGCCCAAGGTCAAAGCGACGGGCCTTTTGTGCGGACACGATTATTTCAGTCATGGCTCAGTAAAACAGGCCGTCGATGACTGGGCCAAAGAATTCAATCATTACATCTTTTCGACCGCACCCGACTGGTGGTGCTTCAAGGAGTGACATGGACATCGACTATAACCAGCTCATCAAGGACAGCAATAACCGCATCGCCGCCCTCGATTTGCAGCTCTTGGAGCGGGCCTGCGATCATTGCCGGGCAAAAACGATTCTGGAGATCGGCTCGGCCGACGGCGGCTCCTCGGTCATACTCGGCCTCAAGGCCAAAGAGCGCGGTGGGCATCTCTATTGCATCGAGCCTCAGCCGAAAGGTCGCATGAAGGCGAACATGACCGCCCATGATTTGGAGGGTGTTTACACCCTCATCGCTAAAGCGTCCCCATGGATCCAGTTCGAGGCCATACCGCCAATCGACCTATTGTTCATCGACGGTCGTCACGATCTTCGCTGGTGCCTGGTTGATTATCACTATTGGCAGCCGAAGGTCCGCGTCGGCGGCGTCATTGTCTTTCACGATACGAGCGGTCATTGCCAGGAAGACCGCCGCCAATCCGGCTACGGCCAGCCGGGCTATAAGCCTCTCGTGCAGCGGGCCATCGATATCATCCTGACGACGGACGCGCTGCGGATTGTCGGCATTTCAGAGACCCCCAACGGCGGGGCTATCGCCTTCGAGAAAACTGAATTCATCGAATCGAAAGGAACGCCATGAATATCTTAGTCACCGGCGGGGCCGGCTTCATCGGCCGGCACGTTTGCGCCAATCTGATTGCCCGCGGCCACAAGGTCCTTGTCTATGATGTCGTCAAACCTGACTGGCCGGGCGTGATTCATACGAGCGGCTGTGTCCAGGATAAGAGCAAACTCTGGTCCGCCATCGAGATTGCCGACGCCGTGATGCACTTGGCCGGCGTCTTGGGCACGGCTGAGACCATCGAAGATCCACTCTTGCCGATCAACGTGAATATCACCGCGTCGGTGGACGTGTTCGAGGCCTGCCGAAGGTTCCACAAGCGGGCCTGCTATATCGCGGTGGGCAATCACTTTATGAACAATTCATACGCGATCACCAAGACAACCGCCGAGCGTTTCGCCCTGATGTACAACAAAGAGCACGGGACAAAGATCGCCGTCGTGCGAGGCCTCAATGCTTATGGTCCCTACCAGAAGCATAAGCCCGTCCGCAAGGTCATCCCGAATTTCATCATCCCCGCCCTGCGAAATGACCCCATCATCATCTATGGCTCCGGCGAGCAGATCATGGACTTCATCTACGTGGAGGACTTAGCGGAAATTTTGTGTCGGGCCTTGCTGGATGATCACGGCTGCTATGACCGCATCTTCGAGGCGGGCAGCGGCCATCGTATGACGATCAACGAGGTCGCCGAGATAGTGATCCACCTGGCGAGATCATCATCGCGGATTGATCATCATGCTATGCGCGGCGGCGAGACGAACGATTCGATCGTGGTGGCGGACGTGCGGACGCTGGCGCCGTTGAAGTACTCCGTCGCCGGGATGATCGCATTGGAAGAGGGTCTGACCCGGACCATCGATTACTACCGAGAGCACCTGGAACTTTATCCATGAAACTTTTCTTTTTCACCTACGTGGATCGCAATCCCAAGTATCGGGCGGAGGCCGATATCCTGATTCGGTCCGGGCGGCGGTTCGGTCGGGACATTTATCTATTCGAGATCCCCGATGGTGCGATGTGGAACCGATACAAGGTCGATCTCTTGGCTGCTGAGCTACCCGCCGCTGACCGCTACATCTGCCTCGATAGCGATACGATCCTGACGGGCCCGGGCGATTGGGAGGCGGAGGATTGTCAGGGCGTGATGGATATCCTGTATTATTGCGATGAACATGAGCGGGACAAACATACGAAGGCCTTCATCCGCAATCACACCATCTGCCGTGGCGATCCGGGCGCCTACGACTGCGTTCTATCGCTGTGGCGACAATTCAATGATCCGATCTGGCCGAACAGCGGCGTCGTGGTCCTCGATGCTGGAATCCGCCTGCCCTTTGCCGAGTGCTGGAAGCAGTGGATGGCCCAGATTGATAGCCACTGTGATCGAGGCTATATCATCGGCGATGAAGCGCCCTGCATGTTCGCCCGGCACGAGTTCGGCCTTCCGCTGCTGCCGCCGCGATTCAACATCTGCTTGAAATGGCAACCCGTGCCGGCCGATGCCGTGCTCCTGCACGCCGACGGCAACGTCACGGGCGAAAAACGAATCCCTTACAATGAAGTTTTGGAAGATCTGATCGCCTATGAGCGAACCGCAAAAGCCTTATGAGATTTCAAATCTCGAATCTCAAATTATCTTCCCGCCCTGGTATGGTGAGTTGGGCTGGGAGGTGATGACCTGGGCGCCCTTCTGCCGGCGGGCGGCCCAAGGCCATGAACGGGTAATCGTGACGACCTTCGATGGGATGGCTCCCTTATACGCCGACTTCGCCACCGAGTTTCGCTCGAATGGAGAGAGGGCCCGCTCGCTGACGTATCCCAAGCATTATCGCGTCAAGGGCCTCCATTACCGGTACGGCCGGCGCGAGAAGGCGGGGACGTATTTCGACCTATTGATTCATGCCAGGGGCGTCGCCCGCAAGAGCAGTATCAATTATCGCTACTGGCCCCAGCTTGCGGACCTCATCGAGCGCAAGGGCTGGTCGGTGGCCTGGATCGGCGGGCCGAAGGATACCTGGCAGCCCGGCTGCGGTTTCGATCTGCGAGGCCTGGAGCTTCAAAAGCTGATGGACATTATCGCCGCCTCGAGGTTGGTCATAGGCGTCAGCTCGGGGATCATGCACTTAGCGGCCGCGTGCGGAACGGACTTACTCGTCTGGGGCGATCGCCGGACCTATTTCGGCGAGACGCTTGAGACGCGCTACAAGGCAACATGGAACCCGCACCAGGTCCGGGTCGGCTGGATTGACGCCGACAACTGGCAGCCGGAACCGCAGCGGATCATCGAAGAAATCGAAACAATAATCAATAAGACGGGTCAGACAGGTCGGACAGGTCAGACAATGAAAGGACAGCAATGAAAATTCTCTTGCGCAATACCCAACCGCTCTTGGGCGACCGGCTGATGTTCACACCTTTAGTGCGGGATTTGAAAAAGGCCCATCCCGACTGGCGGATCGGCGTCGAATCGGCCGGGCCGGAGATCTGGCTGAATAATCCACACGTGGATTGCTCGATCAATGAGGCGAACGCCGACAAGATCTACGACGTCGGGCCGGGCAAGGTGACGCGGGGCAGTAAGACCAACGGCTTGCACATCACAGCAGCCTTCCGCTGCTCGCTGGAAGAGCAGTTAGGCGAGGCAATTGCCCAGGGTCCCTTCAAGCCGGACGTTTATCTTTCAGACGCTGAGAAGGCCCAGCGCATGATCGACGGCGACTATTGGGTGATCAATTGCGACACGGGGCCTTTCACCGCCAAGCGCTGGCCGTTAGAGCGATTTCAGGCCGTGGTAAATGCATTGCCGGACCTGACGTTCGTTCAGGTCGGCTTAGGCAAGGACTGTCACGGCCGGCTCAAAGCCCCCAATGTCATCGACCTGATCGACGGGACCAAGGTCCGCGAACTCTTCAGCCTGGTCTATCACGCCCATGGCTGCATCAGCCTGGTCAGTTCGCTCATGCACGTCGCTGCCGCCTTCGATAAGCCTTGCGTAGTGATCGCCGGCGGACGCGAGCCGCCGACCTTCGAACGGTACGCCTGGCATCGCTACATCGACAACGTCGGCTGCCTGCCCTGCTGCAAGATGCAGGCCTGCTGGCACAATGCGCTATCCGCCTGTAAGGACCATGATGACAATTACGCCCATTGCATGAGGCTCATAGAGGCCCCTGACGTCGTCTCAGCCGTGCGATCCTATTATCGGGGGGGAAGGCTCGAATCGCCCAGGTCTATCAAAGCGGCGGCCACGCTGCGGCCGTTGCTGCGTATCGTGGCGAAAGGCTCATTCTTAGGTGGGGCCGAGCGGTCCTGGACCACGATTGCCCGGCTTTTCGTCAAGAACAACTGGCGGGTCGAGATCTCGCCCCCCGATCCGCTGAATCCCGCCGTCGCCGCCCAACTGCCGCCGGAGGCCATCGTGACGAACCATCTCTCTCGCCCCTGCGATGTGCTGCTGTTCTATGCCTCGGATCTGGTGTTCAGCTTCGATGACCCCAAGTACGGCATCTTTGAGGAGCTGCGGTCCGGCCGCAAGGTCATGGCCCTGACCTATAAGATCGGCAAGGCGGGCGAGGTCCCCTGGACCAAAGGCTGGGACCGGTATCTCTTTCTCTCGACCGCGCTTCGGGACGGCTTTCAGGCGAAGGTTGGAAAGGCAGTGTTTTCAAGTTGCGTTCTCGCCCCCTGTGTGGACCTTGAACCGTTTCTGAGAATGTCCGACAAGTCAGACAGGTCCGACAAGTCCGACCAGATTCGATTAGTTCGCCATTCGAGCCAGGGCGATAAGAAGTACCCGATGAGCCTCTTGCAGATCATGGCCGAGACGAAGGCCCGGTATAACTTCATGCCTAAACCGGGCTTTTTGTCGGAGAGATCGGACAAGTTAGACTGGTCCGATTGGTCCGACGACCCCGAGAAGGTCGCCGCCTTTCTTGCCTCCGGCAATTGCTTCTGGTACCTGCTCCCGGACGGCTACACCGACCAGGGCCCGCGCGTGATCGTCGAGGCGATGGCCGCGGGCCTGCCGGTGATCGCCGAGAACCGCGACGGCGCCGCCGATCGCGTCACGCCGGAAACCGGATGGCTCATCGATCGGCATGAGGAGGCAATCGAAATAATCTCAAATCTCAAATCTGAGATTTTGATGGCGAAGGGCCGGGCCGCCCGCCAGCGGGCCATCGAAGAATTCAAACCGCTAAAATGGTTCGAGGCCATCGTGAAATAAATGTCAACCACAGGGGCGAAATTTCCGACCGCATCGTCCACCACATCAGAGGCCCCCTACGATCATCTGACCTGGCAGACGCCGAACAACATCTTCGGCAACGAAGGCAACAACTGCTACATTGACGACAACGCCTTCGATAGCGGCATCGAATCCTACATCCTCAAGGGCAAAGGTTTTGACTTTTCCGTCATCCCCGACAGCGCGACCATCGTCGGCGTCACCGTCAAGGTGGAAGCCCACTATACCACTGGCGCCGCCGGCATTGCCTTGGCCCAGCTCTTAGATACCAGCGGCGCCAAGGTGGGAACGAACCTCTGCTCGACGCCCAAACCAATCACTCAAACGACGCCGACCGTGATTACGATCGGCGCGGCGGACAATCTCTGGGGCAACGTCCTGACGCCTCAATGGGTGAAGGACCCCGATTTCGGCGTCGCGCTCGGGGTGATCCCGACGGGCAATAATTCCAATGTCTATATCGACTACGTCACGATGGAAGTGACCTACGCCGAATCCAGCTCCAGCTCCTCGAGCAGCAGCTCAAGTTCGAGCAGCAGCGAGTCGTCTTCCAGCTCTTCGCTAAGTTCGAGCAGCAGCGAATCGTCTTCCAGCTCATCTTCGTCTTCGAGCCAGTCGAGCAGCTCCTCTTCACAGTCGAGCAGCTCGACAAGTTCCAGCTCTTCATCATCGAGCAGTTTTTCAGCGACGCCTTTGCCCGGTTTTCTCGTCACGGATGACATCACGAACTATATTAATCTCAACCATACGATACACCGAAAGCTGGTACGAACATCGAACGGGGATTTGCACTGTGTCTATTACCGTACCATTTCGGGATACAATCAAATCTGCTACGCCAAATCGACGGATGGCGGAGAAACATGGGCCGAGACACAACTAACTTCTGCCAATTATGGTCAGTCCAATCCAGCGATAGCAGTTGATTCGAATGATGTTCTCCACGTCGTTTGGGAAGGCAAATCAGCCGGCAGCACCACCAACGCACAAATCCGCTACATGAAATACGACGGTTCGTGGAGCGGCATTACTGAATTGACCGACAGCACAAAGGGAGACGGCGCGCAAACCTATTGTGGCATCGCCGTCGATTCGAATGATTATCTTCACGTCTGCTGGGAAGGTAAACCGGAAGGTGGTTCTTATCACCAAATTCGCTATATCAAATTTACAGATTCATGGCAGACCATTGTAGATTTATCCTCTGAAACCTACGATCAGGGTGTTCCCACTATTGGCGTCGCTCCCAATGATAATGTTCACGTATTCTGGGATGGCCAGAACGATGCGTCGCCAACCCATGTCCAAGTCCACCATCGTGTCTATACGGATTCGTGGCAGGATATTGAAGACCTCACATCAAGTGAATGGAGTTCATACGAACCGCACTGTGCGTTTGATTCAAGCGGCAACGTGCATTTAGCTTATCAAAGTCAGGAAGAGACTGTATGGAATGTCAGATACCGGCTCTACAACGGCTCCTGGCAGGCCGAGGTGGATATAACAAGTGGAAGCATCTACGAGAACTCATCTATTACGATTGCTGTCGATGCTCAGGATGATATACACGTTGCTTGGAATGGTTATCACGCTGGTTCGTCGAGCACCTACCAAATCCGCTACCGCCTCTATAACGGTTCCTGGCAGGCGATTCAAAACCTCACGGAATATTTACCCGAGCAGCGGGTGCCCAATCTGATCTGGGCCTATCATCCCATCATCGGCGGCGCCCGAACGAATCGCCCGGCGACGGGCTATGCCCTGATCTGGGCCAACGATAATTCAGAGATCCGCTATTTAGCCAGTGACGATCTAACCTGGGATCCGCCGAGTTCTTCATCGAGCTCCTCGGAATCTTCAAGCAGCAGCGAATCGAGTTCCAGCCAGTCGTCTTCCAGCTCGTCATCAAGCCAAAGCTCCAGCTCGTCGTCCTCGAGTTCGTCGCAGTCCAGCTCCAGCAGTTCGTCAAGCCTGAGCTCCAGTTCGTCCAGCAGCAGCGAATCGTCCTCAAGCTCATCGTCCTCGCTGAGCTCCAGTTCGAGCAGCAGCCTTTCGTCCAGCTCATCATCCAGCAGCCTTTCCAGCAGTTCGTCCAGCAGCTCGCTGTCGTCCAGCTCATCGTCATCGAGCCTTTCGTCCAGCTCATCATCGAGCGAAAGCTCCAGCTCTTCGAGCAGCTCAAGCTCCGAATCGATTTCATCGTCCAGCAGCTCGCTTTCGTCAAGCTCATCGTCATCGAGCCAAAGTTCCAGCTCTTCGAGCAGCTCAAGTTCCGAGTCGAGTTCATCGTCCAGCAGCTCGCTTTCGTCAAGCTCATCGTCATCGAGCCTATCGTCCAGTTCGTCATCGAGCCAAAGTTCCAGCTCTTCGAGCAGCTCAAGTTCCGAGTCGAGTTCATCGTCCAGCAGCTCGCTTTCGTCAAGCTCATCGTCATCGAGCCAGTCGAGCAGCAGCAGCCAATCGAGTTCCAGCCAGTCGTCTTCAAGCCAATCGTCTTCAAGCCAATCGTCTTCAAGCTCGCAGTCGTCATCGAGCCAGTCGAGCAGCAGCAGCCAATCGAGTTCCAGCCAGTCGTCTTCCAGCTCGCAATCGTCATCGAGCCAGTCGAGCAGCAGCAGCCAATCGAGTTCCAGCCAATCGTCTTCCAGCTCGCAATCGTCATCGAGCCAGTCGAGCAGCAGCAGCCAATCGAGTTCCAGCCAGTCGTCTTCAAGCTCGCAATCGTCATCGAGCCAGTCGAGCAGCAGCAGCCAATCGAGTTCCAGCCAATCGTCTTCAAGCTCGCAATCGTCATCGAGCCAATCGAGCAGCAGCAGCCAATCGAGTTCCAGCCAGTCGTCTTCAAGCTCGCAATCGTCATCGAGCCAGTCGAGCAGCAGCAGCGAGTCGTCTTCCAGCCAATCGTCTTCCAGCTCGCAGTCGTCATCGAGCCAGTCCAGCAGCAGCAGCCAATCAAGTTCGAGCCAGTCGTCCAGCAGCAGCGAATCGTTTTCCAGCCAGTCGTCTTCCAGCCAATCGTCCTCTTCCAGCTCGATCTCACTATCTTCATCGAGCGAATCCTCGAGCACCTCCTCCTCCTCGAGCAGCTATGGCCTATCACCCAATACGGCGGACCGGGCCTTAATGGCGGCGGGATTCGGCGTTCAGGAGAGTCTATCGGCGGCGACGATCACCTATCTGGCTCGCGGCGGCGGCTCTCGCTCGATTAAGGCGATTGTGGAATACGTGGGCGCTCAGCCGCTCGACGGTCTAAAAGGCGGCTCGCGGCCACACGTGGAGCTGCTCGTTCGCAATCACGCGACGTTAGGCATCTTATCGAAGGAGATTGACACCGGCGGTGATAAGGTCCAGGTCCCGCTGCGGATGGGCCGCTCGGTGCGGACCGTTCGGATCGTGAAAATTATAGCCCAGGACCGGGCCATGCTGCGGCTCGCCGCCTGGTAAGCGGCGGGCGTCCTTTCGGCCCCCGCGCTGTCGTATCGCCCGATAGCCGCGGGGGTTTTTATTTAGCCACAGAGGACACAGAGAGCACAGAGAATTATTCTCTCTTGGTCTTGTTATTCAAATCTCGCAATTGCTCCCAGATCTGCTGAAGAAGCAGGATTTGCTCATTCACGCGAAACAGCCAACGCATACCGATGATGTAAATCAGGGTGAACAAACTGGCTCCGCCGATCAAAAGGACGAACCATGTATCCATTTTCCTCTCCTTCAACTGGCTGTTTTTTGTTTCCTTCGGTGAGTTTCCCCGCCAGGAGGACCAAGTGCTTTGCGCAGACTCTCAAGCTCTCGTTTTTCTTCAGCGCTCGGGATTTTATACGTGATAAAATGCTTTATCTTGGCCGTCAGCTCGTTTATGGGTTCTGTTCTCATCGCCGCCTTGTCTTCGGACCGGCCAATCTGCAGTTCATCCAACAGTCTCAACAGTATAGCACGTATTTTTTCTTGCTCGGGATTGCGCTCAACCTCTTTGCCGACGGCCCTGGCCATATAATATTCCCTCGTTTCCGCTGAGGAATCTTGCAAGGCCATCACGCCAGCCGATAGAATACGCTTCAGATTTCCCGATCTGGCCACCAGTTCGGCCGCTACCGGCTTGGCAAATTCCTCTAAATCATCAATGCGCGTCGCCATAAATCTGAATTTTCTGAAAAATATTTGAGCTTGCAAGTCTCGTATAAATAAGCATTTACGTAGTAAATGTATTTTTCGTACAAAATTGTATTGACGAAATCCACGCCTCAGTCGATATTACTGATAGAAATGAATAAGGAGTTACCGTATGCGACAGAGCAATCTGATGAACCTCAAGCATGGCCCTCAAGCGCCGATACTTCCCGATGCTCTGTCGCAGGATGTCATCCTTAGTGTCGGCGCTGTTTTTTCTTTTGACCACAAAGACCACGAAGGGCACGAGGGGCACGAAGCCGGATCGATGAACGATGAACGACGATCGATGAGCTGTTTGGGCCTCCTTACCCGGCCATGGTCCGGGTCTTTTCATCGCCCGGATTGTAGCATAAGTGGAGCGGTGTTGTCAACAATAAATTTTCACCACGAAGGGCAAGGGATTACGAATAACGGTTTAACCACGAAGGGCACGAAGGGGCACGAAGATGAACAATCTTAAATCACAAATCACAAATCTTAGATCCAAGTCGGGAGGTCAAGCCTGATGGTTGCTTTTGCCGAACATAAACTCCCCGCGGCCCTCGACATCGCCATGACCTTAGAGGCGGATCTCTACAGGGTCTGCAGGATGGACGGTCTGGCAGCCGCCTGCATCGACAGATACTGGCCGGCGATGACGGCTGATCAAATCGCTGAGATCATGATGAACACCTTTGCCTCTGAGTTGCTTCCGTCAATCGACAGTCCATCGGCGGAGTTTAATGCCATCGCCAAAGCGGCCTTCAGGACAGCCCCCAAACGCGCCATAGACGATACGCTCGCTCAAACGTGCCGAACCGCGAAAGGTACAAAGGAACACGAAGATGAGCAATAATCCCTCGACAATCCGCGAACGCAGAACGCAGCACGCACAACGCGGCACGCCCAAGAGCTGGCATCATCGCATGGCCCGCCTCATCGTCGGTGATTACCGGCCGGCCTGCATGGCTTCCGGATGCCCGAAAGCATACGGCGTCGCCCGCGCTGCCACGTTGGTCTGCGAATGGGACCAAGACCAGAACGGCCGAATGGTTAGCCGCCAGAGGCTGTACTGCAATGAGCACGGTTCGCATTTCGCCGGGATTCATAGAATCTATTTGGCTGACCTGCCGCAGGCGAAGCTCTCGGAACTCGAGCAGGCCGACCGCAGCGGCTGGCGATACAGCGATGATCTCACCACGAAGGGCACGAAGGAGCACGAAGAGGAGGCATTCAATGTCACCCGATAAACCCGCCACAATTATTCTCGATGAGAGCCTGATGCGAAAAGCCCCGCCGCTCATCGAGCTGGAGGCCCTGGCGGGCAAGGCGGTGGCGCTGCTGGCTTGCCGCAAGGAGGCGGTCTCGGCGACGATCTTCCGCAAGCCAGCGGGCAAGTCATATTGGGTCAGCTTGATGGATACCGGCCGAAAGATAATCGCCCTTATGGAGCTGAGGCCCCAGACCCCGGTGGTGGATTTCGAGATCGTCAATCGGGCGGTGAGTGACTTGGTTGTTTAACCACGAAGGGCACGAAGAGCACGAAGGAGCACGAATGAAGACATCTTTGATCGATAGAACTAAAATAGTGACCCTTCGAAACGGGAAGAAAAAACGAGTAAATCTCTTTGATTACAATATGGCCTATGCAGCGGATGGATACGTTCAACTTACAGATGATAGCTGGATCAAGGCGAGATTACTTAAGGCTTTAAATAGTCAATAGTAAATAGTCAATCGTCAATGGCGGCTCCGCCGCTGGGTTCTTTGACAAGTTAAGACGGGTTTGTAGCTCAGTTGACAGGGCGCCTTCTTTTTGATAGGCTGCCGCGAACCTTGGATGACGAGGTTTGTGGCTAACCCTTGGAAAGGAGGTGGTGGCCATGATTACAGCCACATCCCTGGTTCAGACTTTTTTGAGTGAGCATGTTCTGTTTTTAGCCGAAAGCACACTCGAGACGATCGAGCGGGCGTTCCGTTACTTCGTTCGCGCGGTGGGCAATCGGCGGATCGACCGGATCGAGCCGGCCGA